GTGTGGCATCCTTCTCTGTAAAGAAGAGCGTGATGAGCCTTGCGTATAGCGAGAATAAGAAGCTGTCAAGGGCGATTAAGATGAATAAGCAATATGTTTTTGACCAATTGTATAAAACGAGGAATTATAATTTGTGTGCAATGTAAGAGGATGACTGAGGCCATCACTCTATGAGTGGAAAAAAACTGAATACAGAACCTAAAAAAAATAATCTGATGAAACTACAAGAATTTGAACCGCTCATTCCTGCGGAACTCGAGCCGGTCGAGGTTACCCTTCGCCATGGGGAAGTAACCAGGTGCTTACTGAGGAGAAAAGAAGACGAAGCTCGTTTCATTATCGACGCAAAAGGAAAGGCATCACGCTTCGAACCCAAGATCAAACGGTTCCTGCCTGAGCCACAGTACGACCTGAAGAAATAAAGAGCCATGGTGTCAATACAGGACTTATATGCAGCGAGCAACGCAGGGCTCGATATCATCCTCCTGTGCGTCACTGACCCCTCCAAGGTCCGCGACGCAATACAGGCGGGGAAGAAATTTGCCCTGCGCGACGAGCGGACACCATCCAGCTCGGCTCGACAATACAATGGAGTGTGGAAGGTGACGGATTTCGGCGACACAGGACATGCTGAGTCGCCAATCGACCTCTATATGCGCATCAATGGCATACAGTCTTTCCCCGAGGCCGTGGCACGACTGGCGCAGATCTACAACCTTACCGACGAGCTCCGGGCGGAAGTCAACAAGCCGCATGTGGAGAAGAAGCCGGCTAACATCGACCAGGAGGAGGGCAAGAAATACTTCGAGTTCAACGAAGCTTTCTCGGATGAAGAACTGAAGATCCTCGGGCCGAACGTCCGGCAGGAGACATGCGACGCGCTGCACTGGCACTCCGTCAAGTGGGTGTGCGACATCAAGAACAGGGATGCTACCTACAAGTACTCCAACGACAAGTACCCCATTTTCATGCGGGAGTGCCTCGTCAGCAAGGAGTCCGACGGAAAGCCGGAACGTAAGTTCTACAAGATCTACGAGCCGCTCAACACGCAGAAGCAATGGCGCTTCCAGTACACGCCAAAGGGCGAGAAACCACGCAGCTACATCAATGGGCTTGCGGAACTGACGGAGGAGTACGAGCGGTACAACAGCGAAGAGGAGGCGCTCTTCTTCCAGGATCCGCGCAACGAGGGAAAACCCTACAAGCAGAAGAAGCTGGAGTGTGCGGTCATCTGCTCCGGAGAGCGCGACGCTCTATGCATAAGGGCTCTCGGCTACTTCCCGCTCTGGTTCAACAGCGAGACATACCGCGTGTCAGATGATGAGATGTGGGAGATTCGACGGCGCGTCGAGACCATCTACAACATCCCGGACATCGACTCCACCGGAGTGCTGAAGGGTACGGAGATGGCCATCGAACACATCAACATTCACACCATCTGGCTGCCGGAATGGCTCAAGTCCTACCGCGACCGACGTGGCAAGCCGAAGAAGGATTTCCGCGACTGGAGCGAGCTCCGGCCAAGGAAGGCGGACTTCAAGAACCTTCTCCAGCTTGCCAAGCCGGCAAAGTTCTGGGTGGAGTACTACAACGAGAAGAAAGGCAACTACCAGTACGAGATCGATTCCGACTGCATGCGCTATTTCCTCACGCTGCATGGGTTCTACGCACTGCACGATGACAACATCACCGAGCCTCACTTCATAAGGGTTCAGAACAACATCGTGCGAAACGTCACAAAAAAGGACATATACAACTACGTCATCAAGTGGGCGGAGGAGCAGTTCCTGCCACGCGACGTGCGCAACCTCATCCTCAATTCACCACGTATCTCAAATGGTGTCATCGCCAACCTCCGGGAAATCACACTTGACTTCGACAAGGCTGACCAGCATTCGCAGTTCTTCTTCTTCAAGAACATCACGTGCCGCGTCACTGCAGACGGCATCGAGGCGTTCCAGGGACGCACGGCGTCCATCGACAAGTATGTGTGGGAGGAGAATGTCATTCCGCACCACATCAAGATTAACGAGAATGCCTTCGAGATAACATCCAGCGAGCACGATGGAACATGGGACTTCGATATTCAAGTCAAGTCCTGCAGGTCGAATTTCTTCCGCTACCTCATCAACTCCAGCCGGATGTACTGGCGAAAAGAGCTCGAGGAACTCACGGAGACAATGCCCACACAAGAGGCGGAGAAATATAAGAGGGATCACCATTTCTCCATCGACGGGCCGCTGCTCTCTCCGGAGGAAATCGAGGAGCAGAAGCGCAACCTCATCAACAAGATCTTCGCCGTCGGGTACTACCTACACAACTACAAGTCCATGTCGAAGGCCTGGGCGCTCTTCTCCATGGACAACAAGGTGGCTGAAGACGGAGAATGTAACGGACGAACAGGAAAGTCCTTCCTCTTCAAGGTGCTCTCCTATTTCGGTAAGACGGTCAAGCTCTCAGGACGCAATCCCAAGCTCATGGACAACCCACACGTCTTCGACCAGGTTACTGAGCATACCGACTACCTGCTCATCGACGACTGCGACAAATACCTCCACACGGGGGTGTTTTACGACATCATCACGTCAGACATGACGGTCAACCCCAAGAACAACCAGTCATACACCATCCCGTTCGAGAAGTCACCGAAGATTGCATTCACCACCAACTACGTGCCGGCGAACTTCGATCCGTCAACAGAGGCTCGTCTGCTCTACCTCGCCTATTCCGACTACTACCATCAGAAAACTGAGGACAACGAATACTTGGAGACTCGATCCATACGCGACGACTTCGGCAAGGAGCTTTTTGCGAAAGACTATTCCGAGGAGGAGTGGAGCGACGACTGCAATTTCATCATGCAGTGCTGCAGGTTCTACCTCTCAGTGGCCAACAAGAACATCAAGATTCAGCCGCCGATGAAGAACATCGTCAAGAGGAAGCTCATCAGCGACATGGTGGTCGGATTCGAAGAATGGGCGACCGCATACTTCTCGCACGACAACCTCAACCGCTTCATCGAGAAGGACGAAGCGATGAAGGATTTCATGGCTGGGTACAACCTCAAATCACTGACTTCTCAGCGATTCACAAAAGCGCTGCGGGCATACGCTCTGCTCAACGAATCAAGGCTACAGCTCAACCCACCGGAACTTTGCAACGCTGGCGACCGAATCATACGGAAAAACGCAGACAACCAAGCGAAAATCATGATATACATGCGCGACCTGAAGAACTACAAGCCGGAGGCCGACTTCGTGCCAGACGAGCAGCCTTTCTGAAGAATTGCCGGCAGCTGAATATATCGAAAATAATATGCTGATATGAAAGAAATAGATTTAATGCGACTATATAACAGAGTGCTTAACACATTCGGTATAGTCAACCAAACATTCATGCTGGTAGAAGAATGCGCTGAGTTGCTTAACGCCGTGGCGAAGATGAAACGAGGCAGGGCAGGAAAGGAAGATATAATCAAGGACTTGCAGACGTGTCAATTATGGTCGAGCAAATGGCATTCTTCTATGGTTGGGAAGATTATAAAGAAGAAAAAGAAAGGAAGCTGACAAGGCTTGAAGATAGAATCAATCACCACACGAAGAAAGGAGGTGATGTATGAATTACGAAGCTATATTCCCCACACACAAATCTCAATACGACCAGCTCTGGGAAAACGATCCGGTCTTCCGTGAAGTATCTAAGAAGGTATATCGCTATCTTGACCGCCTGCCACCTGGACGTCAGCTCTGCTTCCACAGTTACTCAGGCGACAAGCTTAAATACATCATATACACCTGCTGGGCATACTATTGGGAACCGCCACACCCAGAGCACTGGACATTCGCACCCGACTTCTCCGCATTCCGGCATCACCGGAACTGACACCTTCAGCGAGGGTCACTGTTGACCTGGCCATTCAAAAATCAAACGCAAAAGCGACGCATTCACACACCTGGATGCGTCGCTTTTTGCGTGCAGTACATTTTGACCAATCCGCCACTCGGCGGTTTTGCTCCTCCCCCTCCTTCATCCTTTTTTGTCCGAAAATTTTGTAACTTTGTAACTCGAATTAGCAAGAGAAGATAATTAACTGAAAATCAATAAGAAAAAAGGGGTGAATTTGGTTACAAAATGGTTACAAACTGGTTACAAACATTTTGTAACTTTGTAACCAAGCACAAATCAGAGCATTCAGAATCGTCTGGTTACAAAATTTCTCAGCGGTTACAAACTGGTTACAAAACTTTTTGTAACTTGTAACTTTCTCAATTACAATGTGTTTTACCCTACAGGTTACAAAGTTACAAAGTTATAGAAATTTCTGACGAAATACAGAGAACGAAGAAAAAACAAAAAATACGTCTTGCAAGATTTGAGTACAAAATGAACAATTTTGTAGGAATTTACTTGATAAATTGAACAAAAATGAGTAAATTTGTAAGTATAACCGACATCATCATGTATACCGTTTTCATCACTCTCGAACCATACCTGGCTCAATGGCTCATTCACCAGACAGGGGGGCAAAAGCTAATTCGAATGAAGAAAGGAAGTGTGGAGAATGCTGTGCTGCAGCTGCTCGTCACAAAACCGCCGAAGGATAAGGACTGGAGACCACAGCTGAAGCCGGAGCCGGGACAGGTGGAAATTGTGCTTCCATATAATCACTTCAAAAACATCAGGTATAATTTCTATCTGCCCAAAAAAGCGGAATTACTGCTGCATACAATTCTTCGGAACAGATTCAAGGTGCAGCTCTGGAATGATCTCCACAAAGTGAGCAATCTCAACAAGCAAAAAGACGTGATGATTTCTAAATGGATGGAGGATCACGGAATCGAAGACAACGACAGGAACTGGAATACCATCGCGAAAATTTTGCAACGAACAAAAAAAATATACAAAAACTCAACCACTTAAAAAGCGAATTGTCCACCTGATTATCTGATAATCATAATAATAATCCTAAAAATCATGCAGTCATTACCTAGTATCATAAGAATTTTTACAGTTCCATGCAGCCAGCTCATACCGAACATCATGGAAAAATATCTCGCAGGAGTGCCGGTGGGAATCTATCTGCTGACTAATGAGATAGAGCAGTACGGAACTGGTTCCTGCACAGCAGAGACGTCCATCGAGGAGGGCTCACTTATAGAGAAGACGACGCTTCAGTTCGAGACAACTCAGCAGCTGGAGAACGCAGAACATCTGGCATTCGTCATCTTGGATGCCAACCTGCAGTATTACATCATTGGAGTAAGGGAGAAGCCGTATCCTCTCGTGGAGGTAAGAAAGGATATCAGTCCGGAAGCTAATGTCAGCACAGTCAAGGTGACGCTGACAAGACGGAAATCACTAATACCGTGCAGCGTCTGAAAAATATGTCTTTTTCGGCACTTTTTTAAATAGGTACATTTGCAAGCATCGAAAAGAACATAAGAATTCACTTATTTTACTTTATGAGCAAAAAGTATCAAATGCACCTCAGGGGATATGTCGGCGGATGGGATTTCGACGCCGAATATGTCGATTATATCCTCAATAAATACAAGGATCAGCCGGTGAACGTGCTCATCGACTCGCTCGGTGGCGAACTTGCCACTGCACTCTCCATCGTCGCATCATTCAGACGCCATGGCAATGTCCACGTGCACTTCGTAGGAATGAACGCATCAGCTGCCACCATCGCGTCCATGGGAGCGAAACGCATCACCATGGACGCGTCAGCCATGTATCTGGTCCACAAATGTTCTGTGGAGTTCATCAAGTGGGCATCGGCTAACTCAGACAAACTCGCTGAGATAATCAAGGAGGCAGAGCAGAAGAAGACCGACTTAGAGAAAATGGATCTGAATGTGGCGCAGCTCTATGCTTCCAAGTGCAAGAAGAAGACGGAGGATCTTCTCGCATTGATGAAGAAAGGGGGATGGCTCACGGCGCAGGAGGCAATGGAATATGGTTTCGTGGACGAAATCACTTCCTTCGATGAGGATGAGGCACCGATCATCACGGACAGCATTGCCGCTGACATGATGGCTTCGGGTATTCCAGTTCCATCCTCTTTCATCCATAACGAGGAACAGCATACTGGCTTGTTCACTCGATTTGTTGAGTCGCTGACTCGTTTCTTCTCTTCCGAAAACAAAAATCAAAATAACAACAATCCTAACAACGAGACAGAAATGAAAAATCAAACAACAACAACAAATGAAGCTCAGGAGCAGCAGACGGAGACTCAGGAGCAGCAGACGGAGACTCAGGAGCAGCAGACGGAAGCTCAGGAGCAGCAGACGGAAGCTCAGGAGCAGCAGACGGAAGTCGAAGCGTTGAGAAGAGAAAACGAAACACTCAAAGCTGAAATCAAGGCACTGAGAGATGCTCCAGGAGACAAGACCAAGAAGGTCGTCGAGGCGAACAAGACGACAAAGGAGGACAACGCTTACGCGCAATACGTCAACACGGAGAATAATGCCAGAGACCTTTACAACGCCATCAAGAGATAAGCGTTGAAAAGGGCTCGCTTAAATCGAAACTAAAAACTAAAAATCATATAATATGGCCGGAAAAATCAATTTTACACTAGAGCAATTTCAGGAGGCCGCTCACAAGTTCCGCCCGGAACTCCTTCGGCTTCCAATCATCACACTCAGAGACCACTCTCTTAAGTTTTTCACCGAACGTCCGGGTATCAGATACAAGGAGTCTGTAGGTACCATCGATGCAGATGTCGAGCTCGCGCCATACAAGGCTTCTCGCCGTCATGATCTCAATCCGGATCTCATTCACCGGACGCTGGAGACGTTCCTCGGAGCGGCGGTCGAGGATTTCGAACCGAACGCTACCATCTCCACTCTCCTCGGTATTACCGGAGATACTAAGGGCGAAGGACAGTTCAGACAGCCGTCTGCAATTGCTGCGCTTTCCCTCATCGCTCAGAAGATCGGAGAAAAACTCAACCAGAACTTGTTCAAGGCTGCCAGAAGCGAAAATGGTAACACTACCGAAGAGCTCTTCAACGGATTTGACACCATCACGCAGGCAGAAATCACTGCGAACAATATCTCAACGGCGAAGGGCAACCTCATCGAGCTTTCTGAGCCGATCACCAAGACCAACGCCTACGACCTGCTCACGGAGGAGGTGCTTTACAAGCTCACAGATGAGATGAGAGCTCAGGAACTCTACATCTACTGTGCACAGTCTATCAAGGACAAGTACGACCAGGCGTACTTCGCCACGCACGGACATGTGCCGTTCTACCAGAACTACACCCAGAACGTGCTCGAGGGCAGCGAAGGCAAAATCAAGTTCGTGCCGCTCGTCGGCAAGGCCGGCTCTGAATTCATCCACATCTCGAACAAGAGCAACATGCTCGTCGGCTACGACCAGATGGGAGATATGGAGTCCGTCTCCATCGAGAAGTACGCACCGTTCATCCTCACGTTCGTCATGACGATGTTCTTCGGAACTCAATTCGAGTCAATCAGCCCTAAGCGTCTCCAGGTCGTTAAGCTCGCGGCTTCGAACACTGGAGGTCAGAACACTGGAGGTGAGAACACTGGAAGCTAACTTCGCACAAGATAGAGATGCCCCTACGGGTGTCTCTATCTAAATCCCATCTGCTTGAAAATAAATTTCAAATTTTTAAATCAAAACTCAATATGCAAAATTGCACGAATATTCAGAAGTCGCTTGACTGGTGTCTCGGAACTCCGGAGCTGCCTGGTATCAAGCGCAAAATCTACTATATCGCCAAGTCACAGATCGCGAAGTGGCCAAAGTACGATAGAGACGATCTCGGACGAGTGAAGTCTGCGACGTTGATAGGATCATTCACTCTCGTGGCTGATGCCACTTGGAAGTTCATCGTCATACTGGCTGACAAATCTCAGCTCACATCGGAAGCACAGGGCGAGGTACCGTCACAGACGCAGCTCAACAAGCTCGTGGCTGTGCATCCTGGAGTGGGACCAGAGGCGTCTGCAGCTGCTGCATACCTCAACAATGGTGACAACGTGTTCGTCGTTGAGGACATGAAAGGTAAATTCCGGGTTGTGGGTTCGGAGAAGTGGCCAGTCAAATCCACTGTGGCGCAGGACAACGGACAGGGAGCTACCGGCACCACTTCCACCACCATCAACGTGGAAGCTACGGACGAAGTTCCATCCCCATTCTATGTCGGTACACTCACCACAGAGGAAGGTGATATCGACTGCTCCGGTGAGGAAGACGATGAAACCCCAGCAGGCGGCGAAACCCCAGCTGGCTGATTCCTCTATTCTTGAATTAGTGCGTATTTTTTGCCAGAACCCCGGTATGCCTGCATATCGGGGTTCTGTGAAAAGAGATGATGGCAGAGGAAATCATTACAGTTCCGGAATTGGAGGATGTCTGTGCTCAGATTGAAGTGCCGGAAATCACGGAGCTCTCGGTCTCGGAACAGAGAGAGGTGAAGGATATATTCAGTCTGAAACAGCGCAAGGCATGGGATAAGACCATGGAGGCTCGCTGCGACTTCCATTACAGGCTAAGGCTCACGAGACGTGCAGACACAAACTTCGTTTCCATCTGGCAGAAGTCTGTTTTCGGACGAACACTCACGGACATCAAGGGTGATGACAGCATGATACCGTTCTTCGCTGAAAATATCTCACCGGTCATTAAGGAGATGATCGGACCGAACATCAGCAAGGGGTCATGGGCTGTAGTTACTACACCCATGCGAAGGCATACGGAACACAATTTCGCTTCGCTCATTTCGGAAAGGATTGCAGACACGCTGCGCATTCCTTTCTATTACGATTGTGCAAGGTGCCGGAACAGACAGCGGGTGGGTGCGGTGTTTACACCGAATAACATACCAGCGCAGCAGAACATCATCGTCTTCGACGATTTCGTCACTACAGGATCAACTCTCCATGGAATGAAAGAGCTGCTGTGGCAGCTGGGGAAAAATTGCTGTTTCTTCGCCGGAATAAACAACGCTATGTAAGTGTATGATTAAAGTTTTTTTCTAAAAAACTCAACCACTTAAAAACGTTTTTGTCCACCTATGGAAGTCTATTTCAATAAGCCTCAATTATTGACGCAACTTATCGGTGCGAATATATCAGTCATCGTGGCTGGGCGTCGTACTGGCAAGACGGACAGCATAGCCGCTCCGTTTGTCCTCCGCAACATGCAGCGCATGCCTGGCTCCACTGGAGGCATAGTTGTCCCCACTTTCAAACATGGTCTTACCAACACCCTCCCAGGGCTGTTCGCCGCTTGGAAACGCTGGGGATATATCCGTGGCATCCATTACGTCATCGGACGTAAGCCACCACGGACTTTCGCCAAGCCTATCATCGAGCCGGCAGAGTATGAGCACGTCATATCATTCTATAACGGCTCATGCGCTGTTATCATCAGTCAGGACCGCCCGGGCTCATCGAACTCGCTCACGCTGTCCTGGCTGCTCATCGACGAGGCGAAGTTTATTAACTACAACAAGCTTAAGGATGAGACTCTTCCTGCCAATGGTGGAATCAAGACATACTTCGGAAAGCATTCCTGCAACCACTCTATTATGATTCTGTCGGACATGCCGCAGACGAAGAAAGGATCCTGGTTCCTCCACTACAAGGACAAGATGGACAAGGAGGTCATTGCGGCAATCGAATCGCTGGTGCTCAGCATCTGGAAGATGAGGGAGAAAATCCGGAAAATCAAGGAAAGCGGAAAAAAACCGAGCAAGCAGTATTACTACAGAATGAGGAGAATGGACCGGCAACTCAACCAACTACGGTCTGTGGCTACCTATTATAAGGAGTACAGCTCCATCGAAAACCTGCAGCTGCTCGGCGAAAACTACATCCGGCAGATGAAGCGCGACCTCACGCCTCTTACGTTCCAAACCTCTATCCTTTGTCAGAGGATCGGAATCGCAAAGGACGGATTCTACTCATCCATGAGAGAGAAGCATAAATACGACGCATCAGATTTCGATTACCTCGACTCTGTGGGGTATGACAAGATCTTGGATGAATATGAGGAAGGTCGGAAGGCCTCAGATCTCAACACTATACTGGATAGTAGGGCTGACCGGGATTGCAATCCGAATGCTCCCATTTGCATCGGAATGGACTATAATGCCAACATCAACTGGATTGTCGCGGCGCAACCGGTAGGTCGAAGGTGTAATATAATCAAGTCGTTTTATGTGAAGTTCGAACGTAAGCTGCCTGCAGTCATAGATGATTTCTGCAGGT